GGCCAAGCCGATCTACAACAAGCACGGATTCTCTCTGAGTTTCGGTGACGGCGATAAGTGCCCCATCGAGGGGTGGAAGCGAATTGTGTGCGACTGCCGCCACAGCGCCGGGCATTGTGTTCGCTATCACATCGACCTGCCCATCGACGGCATCGGTGCCAAGGGGAATCCCATCGGCGGAATGAACCGCGTCCAAGGCTGCGTCAGCACGAATAGCTACGGCGAACGGGTGCTTACCTGCAACATCTTCAACGTCACGATTGCCGGCAAGGACAAGGATGGCCGATCTTCGGAGCGTATCGGCGAGAAGCACATAGCCACGTTGAATGAGTGGCTGGAAAAGATTGACGATGGACTGTCCCCATTCCTGAAGTTCATGGGCGTTGAATCGCTGGCTGACATTCCGATGCAGGAATTCGGCAAGGCGGTGGATGCCCTCAAACGCAAGGCGGCTTCGCAAAGATGATCGTTGTCGATTGCATCCAAGGCGATGAAGTGTGGGCCGAGTCGCGGCGAGGCATCTGTACTGCATCGCGTATGGGCGACTTGCTGAGCCCCAAGAAACTACAGTTTTCCGAGGCCGGAGCCCGCACTTATGCCTATGAGCTTTTAGCGGAACGAATCGTGCCTGCGCACTATTGGGTTAGCAACGGCCATACGAGCGGCCCGATGCAGCACGGGATTGACCGGGAGGATGAGGCCAGAAACTACATCGCGTTTCAGTTGGGCATTGAATGCGCCCGCGTCGGATTTGTGATGACCGATGACAAGCGATTCGGCGCGTCACCGGACAGCCTCATTGGCGACAGATGCGGCCTGGAGCTGAAATGTCCGCTCCACAAAACACAAATTAAGTATCTGCTGAGTCCGCAAACGCTGCTGGATGAATACAAAGCCCAGTGTCACGGCGGAATGATCGTGACCCAACGAAAGCGGTGGCTGCTGATGAGCTACGCCGTAGGACTGCCGCCGGTAATCCACTCGCTCGCTTTGGATGATTACACCGTCCAGCTAGCCGATGCGCTGGAGAAGTTTCGAGCGCTTTACGACAAGCTGGCGGCGACGCTGGACGCGATGGGCGACCCAGTGGCCGTCGCAGTACGAGAACCCCAGGAAAGTTACTTTTAACCAGGAGCAATCATGCCTTCCTTCGACCTCGCCAAGAAAACTCTAAAGTACGCGGCCTCGGATTGCACCGCAATCGACAAGGCCGTAGCACTGCTGACCGCAATGGCGGACGTGCCCAGCGGTTCGCCATCGCAAGCAACCGCAGATGAAATCGCCGATCAGGAGCGCGAAGCGGCGGCGAGCGGGAAGTTGTTTAACGATCGGCCTGAGTATCGGTAGCAGACAAGCGGCGCGTTTGGCCAGCACGTTAGTGCTGAACACTCACGGACAGACGGGGACGCATGGCTGTTAAAGGCCCGAGACGTGACAGCACCGTACATCGATCGCGGGGCGTGAAAAGAAGTATCGCACGACGACCGGGCAGGAAGCCAAACGACCAACGCCGCTTTTAATTTCGCCCCTCACATTTATTCCAGATTTTATTCCCACGGAGGACTTATGCCCACGTTCAACCCAGTCAGCAAGAAATTCAGCTACACGGCCGCTGACCTGAACCTCATCGAAAAAGCACGCCGGCTATTCTCCGCAATGGCCGAGTACGACGGCAACCACGACGCCAAACGAGACGCCACGAGTGCATTCAACGCGGCGCAGCATTGCCTGGAGCACGTCAAGAAAAACTGACATTAGGAATCTCGACGCGCTGCGGCGCGGCCAAGGAAAACGGACTGTGGCGATCATTAAATTCACCGTACCCGCTGTACCCGTGGCCCAGCCGCGCACTAAGGCGACGGCGTTCGGTGGTAAGGCCCGCGTCTACACGCCCACGACGCTCGGCACGGGCGACGGCAAACGCCCGCACCCGATCCATGCGTTTAAGGCAACGGTGCGACTGGCGGCGGAGGTCTACAACGGAGCGCCCATCGCCGGACCCGTCCGCATCGACGTGCTGTTCGTGTTCCCGCGCCATTCGTCAAAGGTCTGGAAGTCCAAGCCGATGCCGCGCTACCCGCACGTTGAAAAGCCCGACATCGATAACCTCATAAAATCCGTTTTAGATGCGCTGCAAGGAACGATCATCGTAGACGACTGCCAAGTGTACGCCGGAACGATTGAGAAGTGGCGAGCCAGCGGCGATGAGCAGCCGCATTGTGCTGTATCCATTCGTGAAGTTACGGAGTGACCAGAGACAGAGACCCCGCATACGTCGGAGACGTGGCCAGCAGCGGGTTAAGGACTGGTGCGACCGAGCATGAGGCGGAGTCGCAGTTTTTAACGGAGCTACCCATGAGCAGATCAGGCTACATCGACAATGATTCTGGCGACCAGTGGACAATGATCCGCTGGCGTGGGGCGGTTATGTCAGCCATTCGCGGCAAGCGTGGTCAGAAGCTACTGAGAGAAATGCGTGATGCACTGGACGCGATGCCGCACAAGAGATTGATTTCCGGCGTCTTGAAAAATAAGGACGGCGACGTGTGCGCGTTAGGTGCTGTAGGGAATTTGCGTGAAATCGACATGACGAACCTCGACCCCGAAGAACCGGAACAAGTCGCGGCTGCATTCGGAGTGTCTGACAAACTCGTGCGCGAAATTGCTTACCAGAACGACGACTGGGACGACGGTGAAAAGCGCTGGAAATACATGCGCAAATGGGTTGAGCGGCACATAACGGAGCCAACATGACCGAGTATGAGCAAGCCTGCCGGAAAGGAGAGTGAGATGCCAACGCGCAAACCAATCATCAAACCAAGCCGAACGCGTTCGATGGGGCCGCTGGAGACCGCGTTCATGTTGGGGGAGCCGAAAGGCGAGTTCGACCCCGCGCCCATGTACTGCGACTCGGTAACGCCGCTGGACCACCGCTGCGGTTACGCATGTTCCTGCGAGCGGAATCAGAACTGCGAGCCGGACGAGCTGCCCTTCACGCCCGACCCTCAGCACAGCACCGTACATGCGACTGTGCGTGCCCCCGCGCCGCTGATTGACTGGGGGAGGCTGGCGTGCCTCCTCATCGTGCTGGGTGGCGTGTGTGCGTGCTATGCGGCGATGATCGGGGTGGCGTGGGCGTGTCTGGGGTGATGACAGCAACGGAGTGACCGGCAGAGAGAGGGAGCGGATGGCAGGGAGGAAGTTTCAACAATGAGCGTAATCGCGCCGTGGTTGGCACTCGCAGTGGATTGGGACGAGTCCGAAATGTGGGACTCGCTGCCTCAGTATGGCATTGAGGAAGAGTCCACGATGGGCGAAAGGCTCGCCTGGGTTTGCCTGATGTGCGACGCGAAGAGAAAAGGGCGCGGTGGCAAGGTGTCCATCCGCAAAAGTGTATTCCAGAAGGCCCATCGACTCACAGGGCGTGCGGTCGATGGCATGTTGCATCGGGCGCAAAAATGCGGAGCTATCGAAATCAATGGCGATTTCGTAACTCTAATGAATTGGCGAAGTTATCAACAAAAACTAGGCGGTTTGAAAGGCCGCAATTCACAGGATTCTCAGGAAATTCCACAAAGCGCTCCAACCAAGCACCCACCACACATCACCAAGCACACATCACCACCACCACCACCACCACCACCACCAAGCACCTCCTGGGCGGCGGTGGAGGAGGATTTGGTTCGGTACGGGGTGGCCAAGGCGGGGGAGGCTCGCGGCATCGCAGAGGCCGCTGGTTGCTCCGTGACGCAGGTTCGGAACCTCATCGAGCACTGGCGGACACGTCAGCCGGCGTGGGGGCCTGGTGCCTTGTACGAACGGCTACTGCGGTTCAAGCCCGACCAGTCGTTCGATTCGCTGTGGCCGCCGGAGTCGCCGGACGTGAAGCGCGAAGCGGCCCGACAAGCGGCTCTCGAAAGTACAAAAAAACTCCGCGCCGAAAAGGCAACAGCGGAAATTCAGCGAGCGGCGGACAGAGCGGAGCGCGAACGGCGCGAGCGCGAATTCGGTCAGCAGTTGGACGCGATGAAGAAGCCCGCACAGAAAGAACTTGCCGAGCGCGTCTGCCCGGCGCTGGTACACATGCTTCCGGCGAAGGGCAGGATCGAATCGCCGATGCTGCGCGACTGGTTGCTTGCGGAACTCGAATCCGTCGCCTAACCCTAACCACAAGGAAGACAGCATGAAAGCGTTCTTAGGAGACCCTCAGTTGAAAGTCGACATCGTGGAAGAACTCCGCATTCACCGCGAATCAGATGCAATCGTGAAGGGCCATTACGGCAAGACGAATGGCAAGTTCACTGGGTGCGCGATCGGGTGCTCGATTCACTCACTCAACCAACGTCGCGGCCTCTCGCTGCCGACCAACGATCACGGAGTTTACGAAACGCATCTTGGAATCCCGCGCGTTATCGCGCGGCTAGAAGATTCGATTTTCGAGGCCCTGCCGGAAGATCGTTACTTGGATTGGCCGTGGCAGGTTGCATCGGCAATCCAAGTTGGCTCGGACCTGTCGATGGTCTGGCCGAAGTTCGCGTTATGGCTGCTGACCGACAGCAACATGCTGCGAATCACCGACCGCAACCGCGAGAGTATCGAAGGCGTTGCTGGACTGTACCGAAAATGGCTCGATGGCGCGAAGCCGTCAATCAAAGATTGGCGCAAGGCGCGTACTGCTGCTTATGCTGCATATGCTGCTGCTGCTGATGCTGCTTATGCTTATGCTGCTGCTGCTGCTGCTGATGCTGCTGATGCTGCGCGCAGAAGCGCAATCTGGAAAACGGCGCGCACCGCCGCATGGTGCGAGATGGCCGACAAACTTTTGCAACTGTTAGCTGCCGCGTGAAGCCCCACCCCAACCGCTAGGTGAGAGTGTTGTCAATGAACGACCCAAGGAGCAACCATGCCCCGCAAAGCGCACGACGTGAAGCCCGGCGATTTAGTCGGCTACTCGAATTACACCGCCGAGTGCATCGCCCGCGTGGTCAGCGTCAACTGCGCCACGGCTTGCATCGCGGAAGTCGAGATTCACGAAACCGAACGGCGGACGGGCCAGTTGTTGACCGTCCCCAAGTCCAGTCTTTGGCCCGTGCCGACGCCGGACAAGATTGCCGACCAGAAGGTCGAACTGCGTGCCGCGCACCTGGCGCGCAAGCTCCGCGACCAGTCCCACCACAAGGATTACGAGCCACAAATCAAAGAGATTTCCTTACAGGGTTTGCGTCACGACACACTTTACGAACAATGGTAGGCATAGCCGAGCCGGGAATCGGCTAGGCCGGACCCCTGGGGCCGAATGGATGGCAGCAGCGGCGATAGACCCAGACCCGCAAGTTGACTTTGTAGCCCAAGCTATGCTAGACTTGGCGCGTAATGTGAGAGCCAACCGGCTCAGCGGACGTTTTGCTATCGAATTCTCAGCCACGGCCGGAGACATTCGGGCACCCCGCGAAGATAGGAGCAAGCCCCTCACCATGCTGTTGCCCAAGCCTTAGCCGGCGACAGACAACTCACGGCAACGCAACCCGTTAGCCCATCAAACCCCGCGCATCCGTGCGTGCAGTTTGATGGGCTTTTTTCGTTTCACGACCATGAATGACGCCCGCCCAACTCAACAGCCGCGTGAAAACTTATCGGGCCATGATTGCCCGTTGGGAAGCGATGTTGGCCGAGGGCCACGAAATAGAATCACTGCGGAACGACATCAGGGACTTAAACTCTTGGATTAACGCTCTGATTCAACCCTACAACAAAGGCCCGACAGCGGAAGTAATCCCGCAACACAAGAAAAAGTCATCCAACGCCGGCCATCATCCACAGAAGAGATCACGGCGGCGCGTCGAAACGTAAATGCCCATTGACTTTGACGTTTAACTTTAACCCGCGCATGAACAACGCGGCAATCCTACCTAAGTGAACGACACCGGCGCGCCGCCGCTTTTCATGCAACGACCCATCACATTCATCGCGTTGATTCTCGAACTGGCCGAGTGCCTGTCACTGGCCGCAAAGGAACTCATGAAACTTCTAGCCGCGTTTCTCTTAATCGTCGGAGTGTGCCATGCCCAAGGGACACCTGAAGGAAATTCTCTCCGGCCCCGTGAACATCACGGCCGAGTTGGCCTTTCCGATCGCCGTGAATCACCGCATGAACGGCGGCGGCAAACCGTTCGTGACGCTCTGCGAGATACGCTACCAGCGCGGCATGATCGACCTGCGGATTCCCGCCGCTTACTATTTCGACGGAGCGTCGATCCCGCGCCTGCTGTGGATCGTGCGCGGCTTCTCCCCCCTCGACCGCACGATACTCGCGGCCTTGATTCACGATTTTCTAACGGACAACCCCCAGATACTCGACCGCGTGATTTCCGACGCCGTGTTCGTGGCCGTGCTCAGGCATTCGGGGATCGGGCCCGTGCGCGCCAAGCTAATGCACGTTGCGGTTCGCGCGTGGTCCTATTGGCGCGAAATCCGAACGTGGTTTAAGCGAGACCCAACATGACCCACACGAGCAAATACGAATGGCTGCTGCTGATTGCCATCGCGGTCGTCGCGTTCCTGCTGTGCTGCGTGGCGAATTGCCGAGCCGCCAACTACCTCCTCGCCTTCCATACCGACAACTGCCAGCCCTGCGCGGCGATGGAACCGGTAGAAGCGGGCCTCCGCGCCGAAGGCATCGACCTGCGCACTTACAACGCCAAGGACTGGCCGCAAGGTGCAGCCTATTACCGCGTCGCGCGATTCCCTACGTACTGCTACGTGCTTTCTACGCCACGCGGCGACTTCGATAGCGGGGCGCGAATCGTCGGCATGGCCACGCCCGGCCAACTGCGGCGGTTGGCGAAGATTCCGCGAGTCACGACCGTGGGCGCGGCGACGCGCAGCGCGGTGCGCGGTTTGTTCTGTCCAATCATTTTATGCATTGAGCTTTAATGCGTGTTCTGGCAATCATCGCCGTGATTCTGCTGTGGCCGTGCTCGGTGGCCCGCGCTAAATGCGAATGGCGCATCAATCCGCAGACCGGCCAATGCGAGCAATACTGCGACGGCAGCGACTGGCAAGCGCCGCAGACCCAACAGGCTCCGCAGCCGCAACAGCCGGGCCAACCCTACGTGGCGCCGCAACAGCCGCTGCCGCCGTGGTGCGACGCGCGGATCGTGCGGATACGCAACATGATCGGCAATGGGGAGTTCTGCTATCTGTCCGGCGCGATCATCGACGTCGGCGGCGACAAGAGCTACATCGCTTCCTGCGCCCACGGCATGAGCGGCAAGGGCGACCCCGTGCTGATTATCTTTAGCGACGGCCGCACGACCGAAGTTGCCGACATCGTGGCCATTGACCCGCCGCTCGATTCAGGCGGTAGCGACTGCTCGATTGCCAAGCTCCGCGGCGGACCGCGCAGCGACGCATTCGAGCTCGCGCAAGCCGGAGCGGTGCGCGGCGAAACCTATTATCTGGCCGGTTTCCCAGGCGGCGACAACGGCCGATTGCGAATTCGCTCAACAATTTACAAAGGCCAGGATAATCATGGTGCTTATGAATTCAAGGGTCAGGCCATTCCCGGTGAGAGCGGCGGCCCTATTCTCGACCGCAGCGGTCGCTTGGTTGGCGTCATTCACAGTTGCGTCACGGTGGGAAGCACCGCCTACAATCGCGGTCAACGTGCCGCGTTCGGCTGTCCGCTGCATTACGTCCAGGGACTACTTGACGGCATTTTGCCAGGTCGGCCCGGCGCGATCATTCCGCGCCGCGATCAAATGCCGTGGTCCTCTGGCCAGCGACCCCAGATTGAGATTCCCGATCCTAGCAAGCAACCGCCGCTGCCAGCCCCGCCGCACCTCCAAGCCCCGCCGCTGGCCAATGATCCGCCGCGGGCCGAACAACCGGGCGGGCTGGCGCCGCCGCGGCAACCGCCGATCGCGCAACAGATTCCCGATCCCAACCAGCAAGTGCCACCAGACCCATCGCTGGCCGAGCGAGCCGGCAACGTGGTCAGCGGCGCGTCATCGCTCAAGTGGTGGCTGGGCGCCGGAACGTCAGCGCTCGGGCCGATCGGGGCCGTCGCAGGCTTAGGCGCGTGGCTGGCGACGCGGCGACTCAAGAAACGATTGACCGGAAAACTCGAAGACCGCGGCCTGGGGTCCGTGACCGCGCCCTTTCGGAGAGCAGCCGCCTAAGACGGTCGAGCGTCCGCAACCCAAACTGCCAGAGCCGAATCAACCGCAGCCAGAACCACGCATTGAGCGAATTACCGAATACGTCGAAGTCCAAATTCCAAACAGCGCCGACTCGAAAGCGTGGCGCGTGGCGAAAGAAAGATACTTAGCCCATAACCCCAACAAACCCGTGCGTGCGGTCGAGCTTTTCCGCGACGTGGAAGACATCAAAGAGTTGGCGCTTTCAGGCGACCCGACCGGCACATTACGGTGTTAGGAGCTGAACATGACGGCCGCAGAAGTTAGCCCGAACGAAGCCGGAACGCCCGATGAACTGCGCGAGATCTGGCAAACCGACGAAATCCTGTGGTTCAAAGACGGTCGCTGGGGCATGGCCGGCTACGGGATGCCGAACGGACAGGGCAAGACGTGGACCAACAACACCACGATCTTCAAGATGCACAAGCTCATCGGGGCCACGCTGTTCGACCTGATGCACCGCGTCGACGTGCAATTCTCGGCACCGCCACACAAGGATTGGTGGTGGGAATGGCAGAAGGCGCTGGTGCTACTGCGCTCGATGGTGCGAGCCTACCGCATCGACCCGGGCACGACACTGGACATCGACCCGGCCCACCTGCGCAACCAGCGTAAGACTTTCCTGGTGTTCCCGATTCCGTTTTTCGGCTCGCGCGTGCGCCAAGAGGATTGTCTTGACCAAGCGGCGTGGGGGCTGAACTTGCTCGGCGAGATCATGCAGCACTCGTCGAACGAGTATATCGATCGCGTGAGCGGTCCGATGGCAGACGTCATCGAAAGCTATATCCGTGGTGCGTTCCTGCGTGCTGCCACGAAGTATTTCGGGTACGACGCCGAAGAGATTCGGACTAATCCGGATTTCGTGATTGCCCCCGAAAAGTTCTCGAGCGCCAACTATAAGCCGCAAGACGTAATTCCATCGCATGAGCAGACGATGGAGCGGCCGGCGCTATCGTGGTGGCCGACGGAAAATGACTTATCGCGCATCCGCGGCGTGCAATACACCACGGCCCTCAAGTTTGCGGCCCGCTGGCCGGTCACGTACCTCGAGGGTGAAGGCGATTGGGAAAGCACGCTCCCCGGAATCGAGGATCGCGTTGCTGGCGGCGACCCGCTGGCAATTCCCATCAAGAAAAACGTCACGACGGGCGGCCGCGCTCCCGACTAAGCATGCTTCGATGGTTCGCTACCTTCGTGACCGCGGCGGCCTTGGCGGGCCCAGTACCCGCCAAGGATCCGCCCATATTGCGGACCGTCGAGATTACCTGCGAGGTGGTGAGCATCGTCGATGGCGACACGCTCGACGCGGCCGTGCCGGTCGATTGGGAACTGCCGCTGGTCGGCGGCGGCACGCTGGCCGTGAAGTCGATCATCGTCCGCATTCGGCTATTGGGGGCGCACGGCCGCGGCTGTTGGGCCGATGAGACGCGTCGTCAATCGAGCATCGCCAACGTCAGCCAACGCGAGGCGGCCTATCGCAGCGGCATCGCCAGCAAGAAAAATCTGGAATCGCTGGCGCTCGGCAAGAGCGGTCTCATCCGGCTGCCCGTCGAATCGAATCGCGTGATTGATTATCTGTCGCTCGAACGGCTGCTGTCGGAAGTCGTCGTCAACGGCCAATCGTTGGGCCAGACGCAGGTCCGCATGAAGTTTGCCAGCACGACCAAAGGCGGGAGGCTCGGCGAATGATCCACCTCCTGGCCATCGCGAGCAACAACCGCGGCGAAAGCTGCGAGCTGCCCGACTGCGAATTGGATGCCACGAACATCGCGGAAGCGTTCGAGCCGTTCTGCGCGTCCGCCAAGTGTTTGCTTGCCGAGAAGGCCACGCGCAACAGCATCTTCACGGCGGTCCGCAAGTTTCTGGCCACGCTTGGCAAGGGCGACTTGGGCCTGCTGTATTTCAGTGGTCACGGCACATTCGACACGATCAAGGGCAAGCGCGTCGAAGCCATCGTGTGCCACGGCCTGGAATTGATTTACGACTTCGAGCTGCGGGCCGAGCTTACCAAGCGTGCGGCCGGCTCGATGCTGGCCAGCTTGGCCGACTGTTGTTTCTCTGGCGGCCTGCCCCGCGGACACGGAAAGGCCCGCACGGTCGCGGTGAAGCATTGCTTCAAACACACGGCCGAACTGCCGACGCGCGGCGTGAAGCGGCCCAACGCCACGTATGCGGCCTGCCGGGCGGGAGAAGTGGCATTCAGCACGGGCATGGGCGGGGCCATGACGCTGACCTTCCTCGAAGCGTTCGCGGAGCGGCAGACGAACACCACGCTGCCAGCGCTGCACAAGCGGATCCAGAAGATGCTGCCGAACGATCGTTGGAATCAACATCCGTGTTTCTACACAGACAACGCGATGAAGCGGCGCACGCTCCAATCATTTGCGGAGGTGGCATGAGATTCTTCGGCAACAAAGCTGGCGCGTTCGGCGCCTTCGAGGCCCAGGGCGTCATCGACTGGCTCGGCCCCGTGCTGCTGACGGTCGTGATCGCGAATGGTGCGGAGCTGGTCGGCGTGCTGACGGTCTCTGCCAACTGGCGCGCGGCGCTGGCGGGCGCAGCCGTGATTGTCGGCCGGGGCGTTTATCAGTGGTTGCGGGACAACTCGAAAGACAGAACGTGAGGACGAGAACATTTGTCGCACGCTCCGCAACGTCAACGAGTGGAAGATCATCGCCGTGTACGAGCGCGGCCAGTGGACCGTATCGGCCAACTGTTGGTGTGACGACGAGGAAACCAGCGGGCCACACTTGGAACAGGAACTGCGACGAATCGCCGAAATGATCGGGCTCAATCCGAGCGACGTGCTGCGAGTATTCGGGTTTGGATTTTAGCACAAGGGTCTTCCATGCGATGGGCAGAGACGAAAATGGCAACACGAAGTTCGCCAGCAGCGAATGGTGGAAATTCATCGGCCTCATCGCCATCCATGCCGTCGCGATGTTCGCCGCGCTGTTGGTGTGGGCCAATCGCATCGTCATCCTGGAAGCTAAAGTCCAAAACATCGAACACACCATTGGCACCGGGTTCAGCGAAGTGCGGACGGACATCAAAGAGATTTTGAAGCGGACGAAAGAATGAAACGCCACTGAGAGTCAGCCCGGAGGCCACCCCAACAGATAACCGATCGCCAGCCCGGCCAGCGGCCACGCCAGAATCACCACGGCCCACCACAGTGCCCATTCCATGAATTCCATCGTACGCCTCACTAGCTGCATTCTCCTCACGGGGCTGGCGGCAATCAATGCCGCACAGGCGGCCGAGCTGTACCACAACGACCGGACGAAGGATTCCGGGCCTGCCATTGTGGAACATATTCGGGCGGCCAAGCTTCTGCCGGTGGGCGTGTTTTACGCCCACACGATGATGGACGCAGGCAGCGGCGTCGGCGGCGCCCTGCTGGGGAGCGGCGCGCCGGACTTCGCCAAGCCTTATTCGGCGTGGAGCGCTCCGTGGGTGGCGGTCACGCAGATCATCGACGCCCGCCCGCGCGACAACGCCGAGCCGTTGCTGAGGATTCGCCGTTCGCGGTTCCGCGTCGCCGACATCGGCCTAGCCGGTTGCATCGTGTGGCCCGGCCAGCACAACACGGCCATGAGCGCCGGCCCGATCGTCGAGATTACGCAGAGGGGCGCGGAGTGGCCGGTCGGCATGACCAGCTTCGATCGCGTCACTGTGACGAACGGCGAGATCGGCATCCTGCACGCCGACAACGGCGACGGCGGCGGGCACTGCGACCATACCCGCACCCGTGAACTCGTGACGCATACGGTCGATTACTCCATCATCACCGATGATAACCAGTCGGTGGATCATCGCTTCGATCTCTACGCCGCAGGCAACGGCAAGGCGGTTATCTGGGCCAAGCAGGGCGGCAAGATCGTGGCCGACATCCGTACCAACGGCAGTTGGGACCGCTGGTTGTTGCTGGGCGACGCCGAAAAGAAAACTTATCCGAACAAGAACAACGGCTTCTTTCGCCTGCGGGTCGATATGGACGGCGGCGATGCGGTGGGCTCGCCGCTCGAAGAACTGTGCGCCTACGAATGGTCGCGACCGGTCGTGCATATTCGCGGAATCGCCAGCGACACCGCAGAAATCAAAGGCGACCCGATCCTGCTGAACAAGGCCAGGGTCCGCATCAACATCGAGCGGAGCCTCAAGGCAAACTACGTGTGGGAGGCGAATTAGTGGCCTTCACCGATAACCTTATTTCGTACTGGCCACTCACGGAAGCCGCTGACGCCAGCGCTGTCGATAGCCACGGCAGCAATACGTTGTCGGTGAGCGGCTCTGTAAAATCTGGCACCGGCCTGGTGTCTTCCACGGCGCGCGACTTCGAGCGCAACGCGGGCGCGGACCAGGGGCATCTTTTCATCGCCGACAACAGCTCATTCAATTTGAGCGGCTCGAACATGACGGTCGCCGTGTGGATCAAGTTCGAGCAGTTAAGCGTGGACGAGGGAATCATCGGGCAGTACGACTTCGGCGGCTCTACCAACCAGCGATCTTGGACCATCGGCATCACGGGTTCGACGAACAAACTCTATTTCGCGGTGAGCAGCGACGGGATTGCGCCAACGTCGGTCGTCGCCGACAACTTCGGCGTGGTGATAACCAATCGCTGGTGTCTCGTCATCGCCCGGTATGACGGCGCGAATATCTCTATCCAGGTCAACGGCGGGGCCGAGAATTCCACGGCCTATTCGTCGGGCCTCCACAATTCGATGGCCAACGTCACGCTGGGCTGCCACCTCAACAACGGCGCTGTCGCGAATCGTTACGACGGACGCATGGGACCGGCCATGCTGTGGTCGCGTTCTCTGACGGCGGATGAGCGCAAGTTGCTGTTCCTGCACACGACGGGCGGCGTCTATCCGTTCCCGGCGCAGTCGCCCTCGGTGGTGCTCATCGGCGACACGCAAAACCTCACCTACACGCAGGCATCCACCAACGCACTCTATCAGTGGATCGAGGACTACCGCAGCGTGCTGAATCTGAAGGCGGCAATTCATTTAGGCGATCACACCGAACGCGGCTATGCCGATGGCGGCGGCACGAGCACGTTCGTCAAGCATCGGACCGGCCTGGATATCGTCATCAATAACCTGTTTGTCACGCTCGTGCCGGGCAATCACGATTTGGACGGCGACCAGAGCGGGGCGGACGCGCCCACGCGGACCGTCACCGAAATGGACGATAGCGGCAACCTGCCAATGTTGCTCATTACAGGCAAGAACGAATTGAACGAGCAGATGCCGGGCGGCGGTTACAACCAGTACGCGTACTCGTTCTTTTTGGACCTCGGCTTCACGCAAACCGACCTGTTTATCACGCAGCCGTTCGGCCCCACGATCGCCCAGGCCCAGTGGGCCCAGGCCAAGGCCCGGCAGTACCCGACCAAGCGCGTTTTTTTGGTGAGGCACGATTACGTGCTGCAAGACACGTCGCTCGGCGCGGCGCTAATCAGCACCAATCCGAACAACTACTACGCCAGCGAAGCTGAGGCGTACCACGTGCCGAGCGATATGTGGGCGAATTATTACCAGTACATTCCGAACCTGGTCGCTATTTGGTGCGGCCACGCTTTCATCAACAGCTCGTCGGAAGCGCGGACCGGGCACTTGGCGCAGACTGGCGCGTACGGCAACGACGTGTCGGCGTTCGTCGTCAACAACCAGGAGCGGACCGGCCTGGGAAGCGCCGGCGACGGCAATGGGTTTCTGATGGTCTGCGAATTCACCAGCGGCGGCGCGACAATGAGCGGCTACGGCACGCTGGCCGCCGTGCGTGAATTTCCCAATGTTGGTGTCTCTGACGTTTTCTCGACGAGCTTGGAAACAGGGCCGTTTCCCGCAGCGGCTCCCAAAATGCACATGCGAAGGATGAGGCAGCCATGTTTCTAAAACAATCCACAAGTGCGGTGATTTCGTTCGGTCCATTTGTGGATGAAGTGGACGGGGTGACGCTGCAGATCGGTCTGGCCGGCGCGTTGGACCACGCCACCACAGGCATCAAGCTCAGTAAGAACGGCGCTGCGATGGCAGTGCGTGCGGCCACGGTTACGGCGAGCGTCTACGACAGCTACGGAAACTACCGCGTCACGCTCAATGCGACGGACACGGGCACGGTGGGGACGCTCCGCGCGCAATTCGTGGACGCGACGACGAATTTACCCGTGTGGGCGGATTTCTACATAGTGCCGGCGAACATTTACGATTCCCTGTTCGCGGCTGCTGGCACTGACTATTTGCAAGTGGACGCCACGCAGTTCGGCGGCATCGCGTTCACGGGAGCCAACGCCGCAGCCTACTTCAACGGCGATGGTTACGGCACGCTTCTAAACGCGGGCGGGATCGAAGACGTCACCACTCAGACCAATTACACCCTGAATTGGACGGGCAGCGGCCTCGTCGCCGGCGGTGTCGACCTCGTGGGCGCAACGATCGTGCTCCGCGAAGGTGGCCGGCTGACGCAACGAACCATTGTCACCTCGACCTATGTAAGCGCTAGTCGCCTGGCTGTGACGGTGGACAGCGCGCCGAATTGGACGATCACCGACGCGGCGACTTATGCGATTAAAGACATGGCCGTTCCGCCCAACTTCCGGTCGCTGGGCATCAACGCCAGCGGGCACCTATCCCGCGTGACGCTTGTCGATTCAACGACGGCTTTAGCTGGCTCGGTTGCACAGGTGCACAACCAGGAGCCAGTCCCAGCTCGCACGGCCAAACTTGGCTCGCGGGCTGATGGTGTGGTCAAAGCGTTCCCCGCGTTGCGTATTGTGCCAGGCGAGATCAGCCAAGTGTGGGTCGACTGCACCAAACAGTTGACCAGCAACATTCAGAATGTGTTGAATGGCCTGAGCAGCAGCGGTGAATTCACTGTCAACATCGGGATGCACGGTAAGTACGTGTCCATCGTTATCGATGCGACTCAGGCCGAAGACCTCGACACGACGACCATCACGATCGACGTCGTTCCGTTCGTTGGTCAGGTCTTGAAGTTGGCGCTTGATGTGTTGTGCGATGACGATTGATATTGCCTAGCTTACCATAAGGACTTACGACTCTCTCGTAATGAGAAACACTGTAAAACAAGGCATATTGTGACACTAGAAAACACAGGTAAAAAGAGTTTAACAGCTTTGTTAAACATTTTAACGGGTCCTTCCGAGGGGCCTACCGGGGGCTTCGCCAAGAAGCATCGACGTACTTTTATTCGCAAATGGCTTGTTTTTAAGGGTAGCAATAGCAACGCAGAATGAGACCGGATGGATGGCCAAGAATTCAAAGAAACCGACCTGCGATGGATGCGAGCCGACGAGCTCCGATCGCGACTCGGAATCAAGCACGCCCAATTCCAGCGAATGCATCGATCATTTGGCGTGCCCTTCGAACACCGCGGCGATGGCAAGCCAGGCACACCGTTATGGATTTATTTTCCTGGTTGGATCGACGCCCGCATTCGATTTGAGGTCCCGACCGATGCTAAGCCTCCAGACCAGGACGAACGGCTAAAGCTAATCAAGGCGAACCGGGAAGAGCTCCGCTACCACAAAGACCTCGAAATCCTATTACACGTGCGAGACGCGACGCGCGACGTCGATTTGTTCGCTGGTTCGGTACGCAAGGGCATCGAGAAACTTCCGCCAGCTTGCCAAGAGATCATGCTGGCCGCCATTGATGACGCTGCAAAACAGTGGATTAGAGAGCATGGTGACGGCCTCCAGCGCGCTGACGAAGAAATCAACCGCGCGAAAACTGGTGTGGTCGCGGCTGATCAGGGAGGCACGGCCCAAGCGACCGCTGACCCACCGCCAGTTCGCCGAAAAGTACATCACAATGCCCCAAAGCGGCCCCCGCGGCGGCGAGCGGTTTAAGTCTGAGTGGCAACCAGTGATCGGCGTTCTGTGGGACGAACTAGACCGCGAATACTGGAAAGAAGTTGCGGTCACCGGACCAGTTCAGGCCAGCAAGAGCTTCGGTGCCCTGGTTGTGCCCACACTTCGCGATGTTGTCGAGTTGCGGCTGTCGCCGATCGTTGGCGTCCCGGAAGCCGACATGTTCGCCGACAAGTGGGACAAGGATTTCAGGCCGGTGTTCGACGCTTCACCGGACCTGCAATGGCTGATTCCATCGTCAGGATCCGGCGCCAAGGGCGGTCGTGTCAAAGATCGGGTGACGCTCGGCAACGGCGTTGACATCAAAGTGATGAGTCGCGGTGGTCAGGCGACGAACAAAGCCGGTTACACCTCGGCGCGGCTTCGAATCACCGAGGCGGCTGGATTTAGTGGCGCTTCGAAGTCGGACACCGATGAAGAGGCCGATGCGTACCGTCAATTGATCGGCCGACTCGGTGCGTTCAGCCTGAAAGACCGTCGGCGCCTGGTTGTGGCCGAAGGGACCGGCACGATTGAAGATCATCTGCCGTGGCGACTGCGCGGTCGAGACGATGACGACACGCTCGCCAGTTCTCGGTCGCAATTAGTTTCTCCATGCCCGCATTGCGGAGCGTGGATTTCTCCCGAGCGTGAGCATTTGCGCGGCTGGCAAAACGCAAAGAGCATGATGCAGGTGCTCGATGAGGCCGTGTTTGTTTGCCCCGAATGCGGAATGGGGATCGACGACTCGCAGCGCAGGACCGCGCTGCGAGACGTTCGAATCATCCACCACGGGCAGGTGATCGGCACTGACGGCGCGATTGAAGGCCCACTTCCGCCCACGCTTCGTCTTTGGTTCCGTTGGAGCGCTTGGCATAACTGCCTGCTAAATGCTGGTGATACCGCAGTTAAAGAGTGGGAAGCGTCGCAGATTGAGGAAGGCACGCTGGACCGTGAAAACTCGGAACGCGACTTGTGTCAGAAGGCATTTGCGACGCCGTACGTCTCTTCACTGGCCGACAACGAGCCGCTCAATCCGAAAGTTGTCCGCAAGCGCCGCACGGACTGGTCGCGTGGGATTCTTCCACCGGACACGATGTACGTCGCGGTTGGTCGCGATATCGGCAAATGGACTGGCTACTGGGCGGCCGTCGCGTTTCGCGAGTCTGGTGAAATCACCGTGCCGGCCTACGGTTGTTTCGATATCTACCGCGGGCCGCAAGATGATCTTTCGACGCGGATTGTCAACGCCCTGCGCGAACATGATGAGCGATTGCTTGAAGGCTTCCACGTTTACGATTCGTCGTCGGTTATCGTTCCCGGTCGCGTGTGGACAGACATGAACTATATGCCGGATGACGTAGCTGCCGCGACGAAGGCAGCCGGCGGCGGCTTGCGAGGTCGTTTTCAGTGCGGGCGCGGGCGCGGCAAGTCGATTCAGGGAAACAACAGAGGCTACAACCATCCGAAGCGCGTCAGTACATCCACGCCGATCGTCGGTATGCAGTGGTATCGGGAATGGAATTTCAAGCGTGGCATACCAGAAACGACTTTCAATTCCGATTTCTGGATTCTCTACATGCAGGAGCGATTGCGCACCAAGCAAGGTCGCAAGGGCTCGCTGACATTCTTCGCCGCCGACACGAAAAACGAACACGCCAAGCTCTCGAATCACCTTTGCAGCGATCAACTCGTCAAGGAATGGGACGCGAAGCGTGGCGGGTTGGTCGAAAAGTGGATTCAATCTGGCGAAAACCACTGGGGCGACTGCGTGAAAATGGCGCTCGCCGCCGGCAATGAGCTTGGTTTTAGCCTGCGCGACATCGCCGACGTGCCGGTTGAGGAGGCGGAGCAGGAACCGGTGCCGGACGAAACGCTCCCTGCCGCCGACAACTGGTACGCGAGGATGCAGGGTTGAGCGAGCAATTAACCAAAGCCGCTGGCCCTGACTGCCCGAAGTGCGGGTGTAATGCGGTCCAATTGCACGATGCAGGATCACGATTCGGAAAGCCGTGGGCGCGGTTCAAGTGCGACCATTGCGAGAAGCTATTTACCGTCGGCTTCCACCCTCAACCGAACGGCGGCATGGTCAACGGCGTGGTCTATCAGCGCGTGAAGTGCCCGACGTGCGACAGCAAAAACACGGTGGTCACGTCGAAGCATAGTAACCGGATTCGTTATCACAAATGTTCTGACTGCGGGCAGAATTTCAAGAGTGTTGAATCTGCCTAGTCGTTTACACCGCCTGTAAACCACCCTTCTCTATCGTCGCCTGATTTTCTCTACCATTCAGGTATGGCCGAAGAAACTGCGGCAGCAAGGTTAGCCGGACTCCGAGACCAGATCGGCTACGCGCTTGGTCGCGGCGAACTGCCTAACGACCAGTTACGCGAATTCCGTTTCCTTTGGCTGACGACGCCCGACACGGAAAAAGAAGGGCTGTCGTTCACGCTGAAAGATATCGAGATGTTGGTGAAAGACCTGCGCCGCGAATTAACCACGGACGCCGGCAAGGTCCGCCGAATTCCAATCGAGCACGTCGCCGTTGAAAGCGACGAAGAATAATGGGGCTATTTGGTTCCATCGCCGGCATATTCAAGCGAAAGCCCGTCCGGCCGACGCGCGGAGTGTTCGGCCGGGATGATCGCGCGACAGGATTCGAGTCGGTCGGCCGTTTCGCAGCAGCCCAAACGAACCGCCTCAATCGCGCCCACTGGGAACGCGCCCACGGCCAGAGCATCAATAACGATCTGGCCATGTATCTGGCAACGCTCCAGGCGCGGTGCCAATTCGAGTACGCCAGCAATCCGCAATTCGAGGGCGTCTGCAATACGCTCGGCGATGACGTGACCGGACGCGATGGTCCGCTCCTGCAAATCGACTCCGACAGCGACAAGTTTTCCCGCGTGGTCGAGGCGGCGTGGTGGGAAGTATTCGGCAACCCCGACCCCACGCAACGCTTTGGCGGCGTCGAAATCATGCGGACGTGGGTTATCTCGCTTCTGTTGGCGGGGAGCTACGTCAATATCAATTCGACCGTGCGGCGTGCGGCAACGCCGATCACGTTCGGTTGGCGCAGCGTGCATCCGCGTAGGCTGGTCACGCCGCCGCAATTCTCAGGCGATCCGAACGTAGCTTTCGGCTGCCGCAGCAACGATGACGGCGCGCCGCTCGAATACTACATCGACAATTCGCGCAACATCGGGCCGTTCGCGCAACTCGGCATGCAGTTCAAGCCGTACCCCGCCGCCGCCGTTCAGCATTGCTACATCCCGGTCGAGGGCGAGCAGCTCACCGGCTACCCGCTGATGACTTCCACGTTGGAGACGGCCGCCGATATCAGAGATTACGACAAGCTCGTCATGGAGGCGGCAAAAAATGCGGCTGGTCATGCGGTCGGCTTGCAAGCCACTCACCCGGAACTCGTCACCGACCCACAGCCGATCGCGACCGACACCTATCCGATGTCATCCGGCGAAGTGAATGTAGCGCCGCCAGGCTGGGCATGGCAGAGTTTGCAGGCGACGCAACCGGCTGCGCAGTACGTCGAATTTCGTCGCGAGCGGGCCGCCGAACTCGGGCGCCCATTGCACATGCCGCTCTTGGTCGTGTTGCTTTCCGCCGCCGATGCGAATTTTTCCAGCGCGCAGTACGAAGGCGCTGTTTATTTAGAGGGGGTGCGGAAGTTGCAAGGTTTTATCGAACGCCGGTCGCTCAACAAGTTTTTGATGCAAGGCGTGATTGCCGAGATTGCCCTGCGCGGCATGGCCCGTATCCCGCGTGAATTCGAGGCCGTGTGGACGCACAACGTCCCGCCGCACGCCAATATCGAGAAGTACGTCAGGGCCATCGAAACGATGGTCAAGCTCGGCTTGATTGCCCCCAGTCAGGCATCGGCCATGCTCGGCTACGACTGGGACTTTGTCGTCTCGGCGCGCAAGAAATGCCAAGACGATTTGGAGCAAGCAGACTTGCCGCCGACGCCGAGCGACACAGATGGAATGCCGCTCGAGCCGGACGAAGCCGCACCACAACCGAAGGCCAAACCAAAAACGAGAAACAGCCGTGTCCGCTTTAGCTTCGCCAGTTGATTGCATGCGCGAAATCATGCGCGAACGCGGGATTACAACCCGTGCGATGGCGCTGCGCTCCGACAGTATTAACGAACAAGAGCGGAGTTTCGAGGCCGTAGCGACGACAGAACAACGCGCGCTAGTCATCGACTGGGAGCGTTACGAAATCATCGAGGAAATCCTAGTCGCCCGCGGCGGCAGTTTCCCGGAGCACACGCCGCTACTCGAAAACCACCAGCGTTACAGCACGCTCGATGTCATCGGCTCGGCGCTGGATTACCGACTCAGCGTTGATAAGTGGCTCGTGCGCGGCATCGTTGCCGTGCCAGTAGGAGACAACGATCCAGTTGAAAGAGTTTGGCAACGTGTTAAGGATCGTCACGTCCGCGCCGTGTCGATCGGCTACATAGTCGATGAAAAAACCGACATTCCACCCGGCAAACGAATGTCGGTCGATGGGAAAACCTACCAAGCCGGCGAGCGGTTGCTTCGCATTTCGACGCGCTGGCACGGCCACGAACTTTCGCTCACGCCCATCGGCGCGGATTCGATGGCGCTCATTCGTTCACAAACTGGGCATGCTCGCCCGCAAAAGAGGAGTTATTTTCGATGAACCTACGACTTCTTGCCTACCTGCGTAGCATCGGTGCGAATCCGAACGGCGATCGACTTGACCACAACGCCACCGATGAACAAGCATGGGCGTTCTATCAAAGTCTCCGCGGCTTGCAGGCGTCGATCGCCAACGCCCTCAACTATAACGAAGACGATCACGCCGCGCGGACCAACTGCGACTTGATGATCCGCGCTCTGGGCTACAACCCGGAAAAGCCGAGCGAAGTTCTGCCGGAAGAAACGCCGGCAGCGCAGCGGCAAGCCGGAACCGACGGCGCGGCGGCCAACGGCGCCGACCTGGAAGCCGCCCGCACGGAAGGCGCGCATCGCGAACGCGCCCGCGTCCAGGCCATTCGCGAGTACGCCGCCATCGCCAGCACTTCGCAAGAGCTGGTCGATACGCTGGTTGCCGATTTGCAAATCACGGCCGATGCCGCGCGGCAGCGGATTTTCGAGGACTATCAGGCCCGCACCCGCGCGCGAGTGACGCCGGATCGGCCGAATGTGCCGGCAGCGCACAGCCGCAGCAGCGTGAGTGGCATGACTTCGCAAGTTCTCGAAGCCGCCATGTTGCACCGCAGCGGCATCAACCCGGCGCAAGGCTGGGTCGGCAACGACAACTGTATGCCAGTACGTCGAAGCGGTAACGATCTGGCCGGTATCGCCGAGCAGGCGTGGCAGTACCGGGCGTGCTCGATGGAAGATTTCCTACGGATGGCCGCGCGAGTTGACGGCGTGACGCTTCCGAATGGTCGCAACGGTTTGCTGGAGGCGTACTTGCGGTCTGGTTTCAGCACGCAAACGCTGTCAAATATCTTCACGACCAATATCAACTCGCAGCTATTGACTGCGTTTGAAACTGCTCCTGACTCGACAACTGGCGGCTGGATTCGTGAAGCCGACGTGGCGGATTTCAAGACCAACGATCGCATTCGACTTGTTCAGGGTGGAGCGTTGGTCAAGCTGCCGCGTGGAAAAGAAGCGGACCACGCAACCCATGAGGACGTGATCGAATCGTATCGGATCGCGCGGTACGCCAAGCAATTCGTCATGGACGATCAGGACATCGTTGACGACACGTTCGGTGCCGCCAACGAATTCGCACCGGCCGACCTTGGTGTTGCTGCGCGGCAGCTTCGCCCCGACTTGGTGTACTCGATCCTGATTGGGAATCCGAACATGCGCGACAGCGTTGCGTTGTTCCACACAGCCACCCACGGCAACCTCGCCACAGCGGCCGGATTGGCGACAGCAGGCAAGCTCGGGGCCGGTCGCTCCGCCATGCGGTTGCAGCGCGAGGGCGTCCGCAACTTGAACCTGATGTCCGAGTTCCTGATCGTGCCGCCGACGTTGGAAGACGATGCCGATTCGCTGGTCAATTCTCGGATGCTGATTTCGACGGATGTCGCGAAGACGCCGAGCAATAACCCCAACTATCAAAAGTTGCGTGTCGTCGTCGAGCCGCGCCTGGAAAACGGTGTGGTCGATCCGACCGTCCCGACAACGACTCATGCCGGTGCCAATAACGATTGGTATTTGGCGGCACGCGCCGGGTCGCACACGATCGAAGTCGGCTACTTGCGCGGCACCGGGCGCGTTCCTCAAGTCCGGCCGTTTGTGCTTACCCAAGGTCGCTGGGGTCTCGGATGGGACGTGAAGATGGACATCGGTGCAAAGGGGCTCGATTGGCGTGGCCTCTACAAGGGCGAGGGTTGATCCTTCGGCTGAATAATGCTGTGCAGTTACCGCTTGAACATTGACTCCATTACTGTCGCCAGTGGTGGAGTCAGCAAGCAATACAAACGTGGAGATCACCTAGGCGATATTCGCGAGAGCGTATTGATGACGATGATTCGCTTGGGTCAAGCGGTGCTGGCTGGTGAATATATTGACCTGCCAACAGATGCAATGGAGCCAAGCGAATCGCCGCCGGAGAAGCGACCGCCAAGTCCCGACTTATGGAAGATCACGGCGATAGAAAAACTCGCTGTATCGAAGAAAGCAAAAGTAGCGTTGGCGTCAGTTGGACTTAACACCGTAGCCGACATCTTGGCTTTCGGGTCTGGGCACGGCACGTTGACCAAGATCGACGGTATTACATCTGCGATGGAAACGGCAATTCAGGAAGCCATAGAAAAGATTGCAAAATGACGGATAGCAACTCAGAACGAATTTTTTTAGGAATGCCCGGATACGGCTATCTGACCGCCGGCGCATCGCGTGGCTTCTGGCGTGCCAGCCGGAAGCCCGACGCATTGTTCTGGGAGTACAAGCAAGGCTCACTGTTAGCGGCGAACTTCAATGGGCTATGGGCGCACGCTTTGAATTTGCACGCGGCTGGAATGCCGATCAAGTATTTCGCCATGCAACACGCGGACATCGAGCCAGAAGACTTCTGGCTCGATACGTTAATTGCCGAACTGGAAGCCCACGACCTGGACATGCTCGGAGTCGTGGTGCCCATCAAGGACACTCGAGGCGTTACCAGTATCGCACTTGCGCGGCCTGACGCCGATACGTGGAGTGTGCATTGTCGGCTGACGATGCAGGAAATCTATCGGCTGCCGGACACCTTCACGAGCGAAGACGTCGGATATCCGCTCTTGCTGAATACTGGGCTATGGGTCTGTCGCTTCGACCCGTCATGGTGTCGCCGGTTGAGTTTCACGATCAACGACCGAATCGTTTACGACGAAAAGCTGAATCGCTACGTCGCCCAATGCGAACCAGAAGACTGGTATTTCTCACGCGGCTTTCATTGTTTGGGAAAGCGAGTTGGCGTGACTCGCAAGATTCAACTCAGCCACCGAGGCGATATTGAATTTACCAACTCGCAGCCCTGGGGTAACGAATATGACTCCGAATATGTGCCCGGCACGGTGGTGCGCGGTAGCGTATCGAACGATTTCCCGCACGATGTCGATGGCTGGCTGACGAAAGCCGAAGGCCGGGTGCTGTCACAACTGGCCAGCGGCAAGCGGGTATTGGAAATCGGCAGCTATTGCGGACGCAGTACGATCTGCTTGGCGCAAACCGCGAAGCACGTCACGAGTATCGACCCACACGACGGCCGCGCCACGCCCAATCCACGCGACACGCTCTCGGAGTTTACAAACAACATCATCCGCTACGGCGTGGCTGACAAAGTTACGTCCCTGTCGATGCGAGATGAAATAGCAGCCGCCCGTTTCGATGTGGTTTTTATCGACGGGGACCATGAACTAGACTCCGTGCGAATGGACATTGACAAGGCACTGGCCGCGTTGGAGCCAGACGGGCTCCTAGTGTTCCACGATTATCGACTCTTAGGCGACGAAGGCGTGAAGCTGGCGGTCGATGAACTTATCTCGGCGGGTGCAGAGCTACTTTCCAGACAAGAATCCTTGGCCGTGGTGCGACCACCGGCCGCAGTTTTATTGGAGGCATAGAAATGGCAGAAGCAACATTACGGTATGGCGAGCCGGTCATGGTTCCTCACACCCCCGCCGCTGGTGCTGTGCCGGCCGGCGACGTGATTCTGATTGGCAATCTGACTGGGCTCACGAACGTCATCGCCCATCACGCAATAGCCAATAGCGTAGAAGGTTCTGTGGCGACCGGTGGTGGCGTATACGACGTGATCAACCTCAACAACTCGGCGAATGGTGCCAAGGTGTACTGGGACGGCAGTAAGATCACGAGCGTATCAACCAACATGTCGCTGTTCGGATTCATCGTCTCGGGCGGCGGCGGCGGAGCAAACTCAACTTGCAAGGCATTGCACAAGCCTTACGTCTAATGAGCGAGTTCGACGACTTCGCGGCAGCAAATGCAGGCGCGCTGATCGAACAATTCGGTGAACGCGGCTCGGTGATTATCAGGCCGACTGCCGGCGAAGCGTTTACGGTCGATGCGATCTTGGGACTGATTCGCGGAGCAACCGAGTTCACCGACGTTGGCCAAGAAATACGATTGCTGACAGCTACGGTGCAAGTCGAACGCAGGCACTTCGCGGAACATGGAATCACAGAACTTCCGGCAACCGCGATGGTCGACGCCTATGGGTTGGAGAAGTGGTCGCTCCGCCTGGCTGAATCGGAGTGGGGGCAGGTGTGGGTGAAGTTGGGAATCGAACGCACGATGTTAGCACGCGAATGGCAGGCCCGCAGCAATGCCTCTGTTTGACATCACCACGGCGTTGTCCGGCGAACTCAAAGCGGCCTACCAGCTTGCGGACAGACTGAGCGAAGCAACGGCGGTCAAAAACTTAGCGGAGACGGCGGTAACTGCGGAGGCGCTGGCAAAAATCACGGTAGGCATCGCAGCCGATCCATTCGACGGCGATGCCTATTCGCTAGGGCAACTTGAGAATCAACACTTTTTTGGGTTGGTGTACGCGGAGACCGAGGAAGGCCACCTTGCCGGCTTGTCGCCGGAAGCGGTTGGCAACCCGCGAGAGGGCGGCGTGTTCCGCGTGTACCTGCGCCGGCAGGTTCGGGAATCAGAGGATCGGGCGGACGCCTACAAGTTTTTTTGGGACCGCGTATCGGCGATTGGAACGCAATTGATTCCGGCCGCCGAAGCATTGGCCGCACTTACCAACCGAAACCGCTTCCAACAAGTCAATCGAATGATCGGGCCGGAATTTGGATCAAGGCGCAGCGAGGCCGACCAGGGTTGTTACCTGTACGCCTTACTGACGTTTACTTGGGGCGACATCGAAACTGAATGAGCGTAAGCGCATCCATCACCTTAGACGGCATCGCCGGCTTGAAGCCGAACCAGATTCGCGCGGCTGCGCGTGTGGCGATGAAGGCCGTTGGTGATCGGTGGATTGCCGACATGCTGCCACGCCACTTTTTGCAGAGCGCCACTGCACGCTACAGCTACGCCAATCGTGACCCCGTCTATCGCCGCCGCAAGCGCCTCGGTGCTGAGATTGCCGGCGTGGCGAGCATCAAGGAAGACAAGCCACTAGTCTGGTCCGGTCGTAGTCGCGAGCGCGCGAAGGCAGCTCGCACCGAGGCCAAGGCTCCATCTGCCACGCAAGCTATTTGCGACGTAATTATCAACGCGCCCGCGCTCAACTTTCGATACAAGGACAGCAACATCAACATGCGCGAAGAGGTGACGCGCGTGTTGCCATCGGAAGCCGAACAACTGGCCGCGCTGTTCGTCCGCATTTTCGACCGCGAACTAGACCGCCTGGGCCGCACCACCATTCGTCGCAAAGCCGCATAGGAGCCATCAATGCCAAGTTATTCAAGCGGCGGAGTGATCGTTGACGCCGAGGAACCATTGGCTGCCGCCACGCTGGATGCACAAATCGGCTCCATCGTGAGCATCGAAATTGCCAGCAATGTTGAGACGATCGGCGACGACTCGGGATCGATCTACGACGAAGGCCGGTCAATCACGCAATTTGCCCCGGTCGCCAGCGTAACGTCCAAGGCGATCGCCGAAGTGCTTTCCACGATCGGCGTCAGCGGCCAATGTTTCGTGGATGCCGTGGGCGACCCCGGTGTCACCGTGTTCGGCAAGAACCGCGGCGACTGCTTGACGGACGTGGAGTCCAATAGTCATAGCAGTTACGTTTTCGCCAACGGGCTGATGTATCTCGGCTCGCTACAAGCCGACAAAGGCAGCGATGCCACGCTCAGCTTTATGATTGATGCCATTTTCGATGGCACCAATGCCCCGCTGGTCATCAGCCACGCGGCAACCCTGCCAGCGTCGCTTATCAAAGAGCAATTCGAGATAGGTCTATGCGCCATAAGCGGCATCCAATTCAAGCCGGAAAGCGTGACGATTGATTTTGGCGTACAAGTCGCCAAGCCGCGCCCGCTGGCACCTACGATCTACCCGGACCGCATCGCGGTCACGAAGGTAGTCCCGGTGATCACCTTTCGGGGCATCAACCCATCCAAGATCGGCGGCGCAAACATCGGACTATGGGATACAGCCACTCATGCCGACACCAAGATTCAGCTAGTCAAGCGCCTCACCGGCAGTTCCTACGTTGCCTCCGCCACCACTCAGCACATCGCGTTCACCGCTTTCGGCTTAATCACCGTCACGAGTCCATTCAGTGCATCGGGTCAGGCGGACGCCACGGTGGATGTTCGTATCGAGTGCCTGTACGACGGCACCAATGCCCCGATCCTGTTCAATACTGCTGCCGCTTACGACACGTCGCCGGAGTCGTGATGAGTAAACAGAAACCAATACTTGACGAATTTTGGCGCGCGGTCGCGGTGATGATTGCCGCCGGCCGCTCAGCGCGGGTAGTGGATCGTGTGCCGGAAGAATACCGCAAGCAGCTCGCCTCGCTCTGTGATGTTCACGGCTGCTGCGTCCCTGCCGTGCGGGATAAGGTCATCACGATCCTAAGGAAGGTTGGTCAAGAAAACAAAGCCACGATTGACGGGCTTACGGAAGAGGACGAATAAGCCATGTCTACGATCATTGCCAATTGCTCAGTCAAAGTGCCGGCCAACGCTGGGGCGACAATCACGTTTCCAGACGGCGCGTTGAAGCCGGCGATGTGGTCAAGCGCCGTTGCCGATGCGTTCCCGGCGTCGAAGTCGGAATTGTTCTCCAAGGGCTGGACGAACTTCGACCTGCCGATTGCCACTACGCCCCCGGTGGCCCGCGAAGAGGTTGTATTCGTGGCCGGGTCGGCCGGCACGATCAACAAATTCGCCGGGCTACTGAACGACACCGGCACGAACACCGACATTGACTTCGTGCTGAAAAAGAACGGCACGACGATTATGTCTGCGGACTTGACGATTACTCATGCCACGAGCGACAGAGTTGTGGTCGAGGGCACGCTGAGCAGTACGACATTCGTGGCCGGCGACGTGTTTTCCATTCAAATGATCGTCAATCTCGGGACCGGCGCGGCAGGCCCGCTGGCCTTCGCTGAGTTCATCGAAACGCTAAGTTAATCATGCCCAATGGCTTCTTATATTTCCGCCCCAGTCAAACTCGCAACGTCTCGCAGGACGACGTGAAGGCGTGGGGGCTGTCCTATGCTTTCGAGACTCCGCCAGTAACGTGCGTGTGCCACGCCCACACGCCCACGGGCTCCACCGGCGTCGTGTTCGCCGATCCGTCGCGGCATGACGACGGGCGCGTGAAGATGGACATGGAGAATCAGGCGTGGCGCAAGATGAAGCGGCCGGGCGAGCCGGACGTATTCGTAGGCTACTGGAAAGACGCTCCGCCGACACCGCTAGACCTCGCCCGCAAGAATCAATTGGGCGGCTATCTGGTTTCACTGGCCGACGGTGCTCGGTGGTTATGCCCGGTGGTCCGCTATTTCGACGAATCCGCCGTAGAGCTGCGCACGAATCTGCCGAGCTACCTGGACGTTGATGACAAGGGCGAATTGGTCCCCGGTCAAGTGCTCCCGCTGTATGCGCACCTGTGGAATTTAACCGCCCCCTTCGCCGAGCAAATGCTGGCCGACGACGAAGGCGGGCCAGAGGTGAACAAAGCGGATATTAACAAGGCCGCGCAGGCGCTTTTGCAGACGAACTACGTTATTGGGGCGAACGAGATTGCCCACGGTCACTTTCTTACGACCGAACAGATGACGCACAACATCGTGGCCATCGCGGTTGATTGGCCAACGTATCTCAAATGGCAAGAGGTTTCAAAAAAAAAGACACCATCCCCTGTGACCGCCGCTGGTTAGTTTACCGCGCGTGGTCGCGGGGGTTGGCGGCAGGATACAAACCGACGTTCGCCGATTTGGCGGCGCTGAATCAAGGGTGGTAACTTGGCCCGACTGCGATTTGAAACCGATCTATCTACCAGCCTCAAAGCCGGTGCCGATCTAAACGCCGTTTATAAAAAACTCGGCGACACGGTGAAGGGCTCAGTGCGCGAAATGAACGCGCTGGAAAAAGCCGCCAAGCGCATCACCGATCAAAACCTCACGCCGCAAGAGCGCTACAATCAGAAGCTGGAAACGATGGCCAAGGCCGTGAAGGCCGGCAAGATGGAAATGGCGGACGCCGAGCGGACGGCGGCGCGGTTACGGCAGAAGCTCGACGATGTTGGTAGCAGTGGCGGCAAAACATTCGGTGCGAAAGCAATCGGCGACCTAAAGAGTTATGCCACTGGGTTTATCGGCGTTGGTGCGGCGGTTGGTATTGTTTCGCAAGCGCTACAGAAAATGAGCGCCGATTCTCAGGTGGCGGCGGATCGTGTCTTTAACACAGTCGGCGCATTCGGCGAGTTGCAGCAGGTTTCCACTTCACCGCCAGACTTTCAAAAGTTAGTCGGGCAAGCACGCAACCTACAGACGCAGGGCGTGTTCGGACCCGACCAAGGCGGACAAGCGGCCGACTTTGTCTTCGGACTCCGCAACGCTGGCTACTCCGACTCCGAAGTGGCGTATATCACCAAGCTCGGGCAGAGCAAGCAGGTCAGGCCGGATAATCTCAAAACGGTTGCCGAGGGCTTAAAGAAAACACAGGACGTTTTCGGTAAAGGTGAAGCCGGGAGCATTGAACAAATTGCTAACAAAGTATTAATCGCAGCGGGTGCGATGCAAACCGACTTCGCACTAGCAGCCGTTGGAACAACACTTTTTGGAACTGAATCGAATGCGCTCGGTTTCTCTGACGAAGAGGCGCTAGCGGCGTTCGTGGCGATTGAAAAGCAGTCTCCCGGTACGGAAGAGGCAGCCACGCGCATGCGATCGCTGCTGAATCAGATTAACAAAGACAAATTAGGCAAGGGCACGCTCCTGGAAACGGTTACGGCATTGGTCGAAAGGATGCGCAGCGGTGAATCGGCCATTGGCATCACGGGGGAAATGCGCGCGGCTGCGGGTTTGAACATTCTCGCAAGCGCTGAGGGGCAGGCGATGTTCAGCCAAATGCTGCCTCAGATTCAAGCGGGCAACACTTCGGATGTCATCGGGGATCGACGATACATCGAATCCGACCCGCAACTCAGGGCAGCGACATTACGCCAGCGCCGCGAAGGAAGTCTGTCTATGTCGCTCGATAGCACCAAGAGGAACATTTTTGAAGCATTAGTTGCTGAAACCAAATCACGTCAAAGCGGGTTCAGTTACGCGGCATCATCCGCGATCTATCCAATTATTGAGGGGCTGGGCGGCGAAGAGGGTGCATTCCGTGCGGCATTGAACCGCACCGGAGACAGCGCGATTAGTCCCGAACTGCGTTCGGAAATTCTGGAGTATATGAAGCGGACCGCTGAATCCAACGAGCGAATGGAACGCGGCTTAGAAGCTCCCCGCCCATCAGGGAGGCAAGAACAATGATGCTATTCAATATCAATGTCAGAGAAATCAGGGCGCCTTACTGGCCAGCCAGGGATATTCGCGTCATCGAGCGTGTTCGCCAAATTCTCGACACCATAAACGGTTGCTCGTATTGCTTCGTGATGTTTGGAGAGTTTAACTTCCATCGCTTTTATTCGCTTCTCAATTCCTGGATCGACCTTGTTAGACGGCGCTCGCACGGCCCGGGGTGGCTTGTTGGTATTCAGAACAACGGCCGCGCCAATAATCCCGCCGAGCAATCCTCCGCACAAAGCCGCGAGCACAACGATAGGCCAGAGCGTTCGCATCGCACCATTATGAGCATCGCGATTTAGCTACCGCAACAGCAGTTTTATGCCCGTCCACCTCAACACCATCGGCTACTTCCAATTCCTCAGCATGGAAGGCCCGCCATTCCTGCGCCAGGAACAGCTTGAACTTATCGAGCGGGCCGGCGTGGACGGCACGGCCGTGCGCAAGACGGGAAAGCGTAGCAAGCCCTTCGAGATCGTGACGCTCAATTACGAAGCGAGCTTGCAATCCGCGCATAATAAGATGCTGGAATACAAGGCGATGGTCGGCGACGACCCGGTGGAATGGGTGCGGCATTCGGTGAGCGAAGGAACGTGGCTTGTGTTGGAAGTCCGCGAACGCGAACGCTACGCCATCTTTAATTCTCTTGGCGGATTGGTCGGCGGCGAGCAATGCTGCCACGTCGTGAGCTGGACGCTCTTGGGGTAAGCATGCCGACGCTAAGTACCGACCACGGCCAACTCATCACGGAATTCCGCGCCGCCACGGTCGAGATCAAACAGAGTCTCGACGATGCGGTGTGGACCGCAACCACGTTTCTATACTGTGACAAGTTGACGTTGGCCGTGAACGCTTACGACGAAGCCGAGCTAAGCCGCGAGCTTGGCGACATGCTGCACTTCGGAACCGACTTCTATGCGCAGTATTCTCCGTTAGCGTTGCTGGGCCGATACGTGCGCATCACGATTCATCCGGACGAAGATACAGCGGATAGCGATATTGTGTGGGTCGGCTTCATTATCGGGACTGCTAAGCAGCGCTCGGCCGTCAAGGGCGAAGGCATGGCGCAGCTGCTCACCGGAAAGAAACAAGTCCTGAGAGCGGTCGGCATGGAATACTTTCTCGACCGCGTGCAGATTTATTCGGCGGTAGTTGGAGAGGATACGGTTATTCAACGCACTTTGCCATTCAACGGTGGCAAGGGCGTAAGCTTGGACGCCGACACGCGCACGCGGGCCAATCGCAGCGACGCCACCAATGGCGACGGCAGCTATACCTTCGCGGCCAGTGGCGAGACTGGCGAGTTGTGGAAGCTCGGCGAAATCGTCGATTACTTGACGGCCTACTACACGACCCGCACCACGGCCGACGTAACGGCCCCGGCTCCGTTCCGGCTGAACGCCGGGGACGCATTTGCGAACGTGCTGGCTGGCATCGCGCCAACTCTCGACCCGGACGGCATGACCGTCTTTCAGGTGCTCAGCAAGCTCCTATCACCGCAACGTGGCTTTGTGTGGTGGTTGGAATATGTCGAGGGTGCAGGCCCACCCGGAGTGTGCGAGATTCGCGTCGAGACGCTGGCCGCGTCGGCCATCACGCTGCCGTCCACCGGCACGGTGCCCGCCAACCGCGATCAACAAACGCTGGATTTTGATACCGAACGCGACGTGGAAGACGTAATCATGGCCGAGGCTGGTTCGCGCGTGTATCACCAAATCATCGCGCGCGGCGCGCGGATGACCAGTACGGGTACGCTAGCCGTGGCCGGCGACGGCGCTGAACTCATCGTCGATTGGCAGAGTGTGATTGAGGACGGCTACAAAGCGGCTTCCTCCTCGGAGGCCGGCTACGCCGCGCTAACGACCGCCCAGAAAAAGACACGTAACGACGCTTTCCAAAAGGCCGAGCGATTCTACCGCGTCTACAGTGCGTTCAGGCTCGATCCCGCCTGGGATGGCAAGTCTGGCGACGGCGGCGACGGCGATCGCAACTGGACGTTTCCCGTGCTGTCCAACACCGGATCGGTGTTGGGCACGCTGGAATACGCGATTGAAGGCTTGCGGCTGCTGAATCTGACGCGCCTCAAGCGCGGTTGGAATTACCAAGACACCTCCGATATCGAGGAGACGCAACCGACAGGCAGCGAAGCCGAATACATGCCGACGTTTGCCATCCTGCAAGTCGCGGAGGCGGAGAGCGCGTCCGTGCCGGAAAAATATCAATTCGTGGAAAAGATGTCCGAACACGATTTCGCGGCCGGGGGGTTGGTGTCGGACAAAATCAGCACCAGCTACAACCTGCGCATGCAACAGACCGTGCCGGGCGTGCTGCTCGATTCCGATGGCGTGCAACACGCGGCCGCATTGAATCACTGGACGGCGGCCGAGCCAACCGGCACGGACCCGCAAGTCGATTACGCAACGCTGCGCGTGACCACCACGATCGAAGCCGACAGCTACGCGGAAGGTAAGTTTCCGGCCGACGTGGATTTACCAGCGGGCGTCCCGCTGCAAAAGCTCGTGCTGTACGCGGGCGATGAATACCGACTCGACTTCCTAGCCGCAAACACGATTGTTGACTTACGCAACGGCGAACCCGTACTCACCAATGGCGGCGTACTGCGCGACAACCGGCCGCACCTGAACGACATCGCGCGTGTGGCCTACGAATGGTATCAGCAGGACCGGCTGCCGGTCACGATGACATTCCGCCAAGTCCGCAACTTGTTTCGCTTAGGAATGCTCATCACCACGATCGGCAGCAGCGTGACGCAAGAGACGGTGAACTCAGTCGTCAGCATGATTACTTACGACCTGACCAATGGCTCGATGACGATTAAGACGAACGACGAAGACTTGGATTTGACAAGGGTGGTGTAGTGGACCGCGACCGGCTCATCACAGTGGAAAGAGAGCTGGCGCTGGTGGCTCGCCAGATTGCCGGGCTGCCGGTGCGAATTGCCGAGGGCGGCGGCGGCGTCAGCGGCGGCTCCTCCGACGTGCGTTTCCGGCTGACCGCCGCGCGCACGCCGGAGGAGCCGATCTCCGATTCCATCTTCGTCGAGCTGATTGACGCCAACGACGCGGTGTACGGCATGGACCTGGTGTACGACGAGGACCACCGCTACTTCGGCCCGGCCGGCTCGCGAGGGATCGCCAACTATTCTAGTCCGGCTAATAACTATCAGGTCTCTTCGATGGAGGACTCCGCGCTGGGGGCGCGGGCGCTGATCGACTCACAGTTCGATTACGCGACCAACGATTCGGCCGTGGTCAGCCAATTCCTCGACCAGTGGGGGCCGCCGGACCAGCGACGCGCGCCGACCGCCACGGAGGTCTTCGACCCCGACTACTTCGTGGTCAACGCCCAGCCCGACGATACCGTACACGTTACGCTGCGCACGCTGGAAGACGGGGCCGGGGCGCGCGGCTATCACGCCGCGTATCCGCACTTTCCGCCGCAACTATTGTGGGCCTGGTCGCCTTCCGGCAGTGCGACGGACGGCGACCCGGTGAACGCCGGATCGAATAAGAA